AGTCTCTGCCACAGCAAGTGTAGGAGCTATTACTCCTACTCAAATGGTTATAGGATTAACGGGTCAAGAAGCTACGGCGAGTGTGGGAGTACCTGGAATTATCGCTTATGCGGATGTTGACACAGGCTCAAATACGTCCTATAGTAATATTTCAACGGGTTCGAATACATCATATTCGAATGTTGCAACAGGATCAAATATCAGTTATACAGATGTAACTGGTGAAGCAGCTTAGGAGAAGATTATGGCATCAACATACACACCTTTAGGTGTAGAAAAAATGGCAACTGGCGAAAATGCCGGTACATGGGGAACAAAAACTAATACAAATTTAGATATTCTAGAACAGATTTCAGGTGGCTATGCAGTTCAAACATTGAATGGCGGCGGCTCTGGAGCAAACACTACTACATTATCAGTTTCTGATGGATCAACAGGAGCAACTCTTGCAACAAGAGTTATTATTTTAGGAGCAGAGTCTCCTCAAGCAATTACAGGAGCTAAAATTGTCACTATACCTCTTGATGTAGAAAACTGGTATTTAATTAAAAACAGTACAAGTGGTGCTTATACAGTTCAATTTAAATATGTTTCAGGTTCCGGGGACAGTGTAACTTGGTCTACTACAGATAAAGGATTTAAACTTATATATGCTACGGCTAATGATGGTACTAATCCTGATATTGTAGACGTTTTTGCATCATCTTCAGGAATTACATTATCTAACAATAATGCTCTTTTATTTAATGACGCTGATAATTCGGCCGCTGTCGGTTTCAAAGCCCCAACAACAGTATCTGGTGCAGTAACTTGGACTTTACCCGCTGCAGATGCAGCTAGTTCAGGGTATGCCTTGACATCTAATGCTTCTGGTACTTTATCTTGGTCGAGTGCTGGAATATCAACAGGAAAAGCTATTGCAATGGCAATGATTTTCGGGTAAAAACAAAAAGGAATTAAAATATGGCAAATCCAAATATAGTTTCAGTCGCAACAATTAATGGCGTATCATTAGGTTGGAATTTATCAGCTACAACTACTACAACTTTATTAACAGTAACTTCTGAATATGTTGTTAAAGTTAATAGAATTATATGTGCTAACGTTGATGGTTCATCAGCAGCAGATTTAACTTTATATGTAGTTAAAGCAAATGCTACTCCAGCAGGTGTTACAAACTTTGATACTTCAGGAAGTTTCTATTTAGCAAAAACAATTTCAGTTCCCGCGGACTCCTCATTGGTAGTTCTAGACACACCTATCTATTTAATGGAAGGGGATGTGGTAAAAGGTGGAGCGAGTGCTGCATCTGATTTAGATTTATTCTTATCATATGAAGCATTAATCGATTAGGGAGGTAATATAATTCTATGGCTAATGGCGGAATTATCGGACCTACAAACCCAGTTGGTAAAATAATCAAACCCAAAGTTTCAATTCACACAACTAGTGCAACTCACACTACAGCTGCATGCACGTCAAAAGTAGATGTCACTCTTGTGGCTGGTGGTGGATCTGGGGGATCAAGTTTATCTACATGTATAGCAGGTGGTGGAGGCGCAGGAGGATATCGAACTCTTTCTTGTATTTCTGTTTGTAGTTCAACAGGTTACCCTATTACAATTGGTGCAGGAGGTGCTACTAACACTAATCCGGGCACTGCGGTTTCTGGAAGTAATTCAGTCGCTGTTTTAGGCGGCACTACTTATACATCAACTGCTGGTGGTGGCGGTGGAACTAACTCAGATGGATCTCCTGGTGGTTCTGGTGGAGGATCGGAAGTAAGTCGTCCTGGTGGAGGAGGCTGTGGTACAGCTTGTCAAGGAAATGATGGAGGCAATTCAGCAAGCGGTCAAGCTGGCGGTGGCGGCGGTGGAGCTGGTGGAGCAGGACAAGATGGACAACCTGGTACAGGTGGATATGGTGGTGTTGGAGCTTGTGTAGAAGATTATGTAACTCCTTACGGTGGCACTTTAGGCGGTGCTTGTAAATTAGCTGCTGGTGGTGGCGGTGGAACAAATAATACTCCTGGTAATCCAGGCGGAGCTGGTGGAGCTGGAGGTGGTGGTCAAGGTGGACCTAGCAGTAATCCTGCTCCCGGTATTTCAAGTGGCGGATTAGAAGGTGTAGCTGTGACAGGTAGTGGTGGAGGTGGCGGTGGCTATACACCAGGAAGTCCGGGTGCAGCTGGTGGATCAGGTGTGGCTTTTGTTAAAGAAAAAGGAGCTGTTACTAGTGTTTCAGGTATGTGGAGCATGGAAGAACAATATGCAGAAGCATTAAATAATAATTGGAGTTTTGCGAGTACTTTCGCAATAAATATTTTAGCAATTGGAGCTGGTGGCGCAGGCGCACGAGGTAGTGGTGGCGGCGGTGGAGCTGGTGGTTATCAATATAATACAAATTTAGAGTTAGCAGCAGGTAATACTTATACAGCAACTATTGGAGCTGGTGGTGTAGGAGGTTTATGCTCTAACGTAGGGTGTGAAGGAAAAGGAAATTCTACTACTTTTAGTGGACCCGATATTCAAACAATGACCGTGTATGGAGGTGGAATAGGAGGATATAATTCTCCAGCCCCTACTAATGCCGGTGTATCAACTGCAGGTTATGGACAACCTGGTGGATCAGGTGGTGGTGGAGGTATTGGAGCAGTAATTCCTGCTCCTACTAGACCAGCCTTAGGTGGGTGTGGAAACACTCCTAGTGCTTTTATGTCTTCAGGTTATCCTGGTGGCAGTGGACTAAATCATGATAATGCTGGTGCTGGCGGAGGTGGTGGCGCTGGAGGCGCTGGTGCCAATGCAACGGGTACAGAAACTGGAGGAGCATCTTCCGATGGATATGGAGGAGCTGGTGGTGCAGGTATAGCGGTATGGCCCGGAGATTGTACAGCTCGAGCAAGTGGTGGATCTGGAGGATCAGGAGCAGGTGCTCCCGGCCCTAGAGCAGCAACGCCCGGTGGCGGTGGAAAAGGAAATTTAGATAATGGTCCAGCACCTCAAGGAGCGACTGCTGGAACAGCTAACACTGGTGGTGGAGGAGGCGGCGGAAGTCTGCCAAGTATTCCTACACCTTCTGGAGCTGGTGGTTCTGGTACAATTCTTATTCAATACCCAGGCTCTCAACAAGCATCTGGAGGATCAGTTTCATCTGTTCCTGGATGTAAAACACAACACGCATTTACAAGTACAGGATTATTTAACGCGGCTTATCCCGCAGCTTCAGCAACTTTAGACTACCTAATGGTAGGTGGTGGCGGAGGCGGAGGAAAAGACTCAGCTGGTGGTGGAGGAGCTGGAGGTTTACTTACTTCTTATGGAGTTCCCGCTGCAGGTGGATTAACTCTTTATGATGGAAGCACATACCCAGTTACAATTGGTGCTGGTGGTGCAGGACGTGAAAGTCCGACTTCTTGTAATGGTTCGGCAGGAACTGATACAGTAATTTCATTTAAAACAGCTTATGGTGGTGGTTATGGTGGAAGAAACCCTGGCGATGGTGGTCCCGGCGGATCAGGTGGTGGTGGAGATTTTGGAAACTCAGGAGGACCAGGTAATGATCCTGCTATTCCTGCACCCGAAGGTGGACCTCAAGGAAATGATGGTGGCGCTGGTGGCCCTAACCCTGAATCAGGAGGTGGTGGAGGTGGCCGTGGTGGTGCTGGTGGTGATGGATCTCCTAGTGCTCCAGATGCTGGTGGTCCTGGTGGAGTTGGATTAGAAAGCTGTATAACAGGAAGTCCTGTATGGTACGCTGGCGGAGGTGGTGGAGCAGCTGGAAGTGGTGGTGGACCTGGTGGACCTGGAGGATCATGTGTAGGTGGTCGTGGTAGTAAAGGACACGCCAGTCCTACGAGTTGTCAAGCAACCAATGGAGTTGCATCGACAGGTTCTGGTGGTGGAGGTGCCAGTCAAACGTCGGGTTCTGAGTATAAAGCAGGTGATGGGTCTTCTGGAGTTGCTATATTTAGGATAGCTACCGCATGTAAACCTGCAGGTTTTGCAGTAGCCCCGGGTACTAATACAGTAAGTACAACAGGGTCTTGCACTGTAGCTAGATTTACGGTATCAGGAACCTTGACTTTGTAGTTTACAAATGTATAAATTTTTTATATAAATAGAGAAGGAGATCAAAAAAATGGCACATTTTGCAGAATTAGAATCTAAAGTAGATCCGACAGGTTTTACCGCTGATACTCTTTTAGTTGTAAAAAGAGTAATTGTTGTTGACAATGCTCATGTACAAGCTGATGAACACGTTAGTGGAGAAAACTGGTGCTCTACATTTTTTAATGGTGGAATTTGGAAACAAACTTCTTACAATAGTAATTTTAGAAAACAATATGCAGGAATCGGCATGATATATGATTCAGGTAAAAATAAATTTTTAGGAGCACAACCCTATGCTTCATGGTCATTGAATGCTAATGATGATTGGGAAGCACCGGTTACATATCCTGCAGGAGATCAATCAGATTATACACTTTCTTGGGATGAAGCTGGACAACAGTGGACCGGTATTAAAAAATCAGACAAATCAAATTGGAACTGGGACGCATCAGGTTTAGCTTGGGTGTCCGCATAAGGAGACTCAAATGGCCAAAACAGGTCGTGCACAAGGTGGTTTAATCGGAAAAGTCAATAAGACTTCTTTCGGTAAAAATAAAGTTACCAAGACTACAGCCACAGGAACATTCACAACACAACCCGGAACATCTGTTCTTACTTACACTATCATAGCTGGTGGTGGAGGTGGAGATTCTGATGGTGGAGGTGGCGGAGGTGGTGGTGGAGTTTATACTACTGAATGCGCATCAGTATGCGGAGCAACAGGTTATCCTATTACTATTGGAGCAGGTGGTGCTGGAGATTATCCAGCTCCTGTTTCAGTAAGAGGAAATCCTAGCGTAGCATTTGGTGTAACAGTAACTGGTGGTGGAGCTGGTGGATTTCCCGGAACATGTGGACCCGGTGGTTCAGGCGGCGGAGGAAGAAAAACTCCTCCTCAATGTGGATTCTGTGGAAATACTCCTCCTTTAACTCCTGTACAAGGGTATGATGGAGGTAATGGTGCTAACGCTTCAGGTGAACAAGGCGGAGGCGGTGGTGGAGCTGGAGCTGTAGGCACAAATGCATGCGCTCCTAATTCTCATGGTGGCGCTGGCGGTGCAGGTAGAAGTTTAGCCCCTTTTTTTGGAACAGCCCCTCAACCTTTTTATGCAGCTAATACCCCAGGTAAAGGAAATACAGCGTGCGGAGTATTTGCAGGCGGAGGCGGTGGTGGCGCAGGAAAACCTGGAACTCCAGGTGGAGCTCCTCCAGGTCAAATAGCAGTAGGCGGAACTGGTGGTGGAGGCGATGGTGGCGTTGCTTCAGGATCCCCTGTGTGTGGAGCTATTTCAGATGGAAAAGATGGAGTTGCTAATACCGGTGGTGGTGGCGGAGGAAGTTCTCCTCCAGGTGGAAATGATGCTGGAGCAGGTGGCTCAGGAGTTTTACTTACAAAAGAATTAAATATGGCCTCAGGTATGTGGCCTCAACAAGCACAATATTCAAAAAGAGTTGCAGGCACTTGGGTTCAAGCAGAAGCTACAGCAACCGTTGATTGGCTAATCGTTGCCGGAGGTGGTGGCGGTGGAGCGGGTTGCGGTGGAGGTGCTGGTGGCGGAGCTGGAGGATACAGAACTTCTTACGGAGTTCCCGCAGCTTCAGGTACTCCTATTTCAAGTTATAATACCTATAGTGTCGTAATAGGCGCTGGAGGCGCTGGTGGAGTGCAAAGTCCACCCGGTGCTACTGGTCATGGTGCCAAAGGTTCAGATTCAAGTGTATTTTGTTTAACATCCACAGGTGGTGGATATGGAGGTAAAGGACAAGGTGGTGGCCCCGCTGGTGATGGTGGTGGTCCCGGAGGATCAGGTGGTGGACAACCAAGACAAAGTGGTGGTGCTGGTTCTGGAAATGATCCGGCAGTTCCTGCCCCATTAGGAGGTCCTCAAGGAAATCCTGGTGGATCAAATCCTAACTGTCAAGCTTCATCTGGAGGTGGTGGTGCTGGAGCTGCTGGTGGAAACGCTGGTCCCGGCCCAGCTGGTGGACCAGGTGGTGTAGGTAAAGAAAATTGTATTACTGGCTCTCCTGTGTTTTACGCAGGTGGAGGTGGTGGAGGAAAATATCCTATGACAGCTATTGTTCCTGGTGGAAATGGTGGCGGAGGTGTAGGATCTGCACAAACAATTCCCGCTCTTCCTACTCAGAATGGTTCAGCTAATACTGGTGGTGGCGGTGGTGGAGGAACAGAGAATCCTGCATTCGGACCCATTAGTCCATCATCCGATTCACCGGGAGGTGATGGTGGTTCAGGGGTGGTTATTGTTCGTGCCCCATCAGCAAGAGGATTTATAGTAACGCCATGTACAAACACAGTGAGCACTACTCCAGGAGGATGTAAAGTAGCTAGATTTACAGTATCAGGCTGTTTAACTTTAACATAATTGATATAGATCAAATTGACTTAAAAAGTTAATATGATATAAAGAAAGAGAAAGATGAATCTACATAATCATTATTGGTTTTTTAAAAAAGCAATCCCGGAGAGGATTTGTGATCATATTAAAAGATATGGTTTGTCTCTTAAAGAACAAATGGCAGTGACCGGTGGGTATGGGGATCCTAAAAGACTTAGTAAGTCTCAAACTAAAGACTTAAAAAAGAAAAGAAATTCAGATGTCGTTTGGATATCAGAGAACTGGTTATATAAAGAAACTCACCCTCTTTTACGAGTAGCTAATCAAAACGCAGGGTGGAATTTTCAATGGGACTTTTCAGAGTCCTGTCAATTTACTTATTATAGAAAAGGTCAACATTATGATTGGCATTGTGATAGTTGGGAGCATACATATAATCAACCTAATACTCCTAGTCATGGAAAAATAAGAAAACTTTCTTCAGTTGTATTACTTTCTGATCCCAAAGATTTTAAAGGTGGAGAATTAGAATTTGATTTTAGAAACTTAGATCCTGATAAAAAAAGAAATACCAGAATATGTCAAGAGGTAACTGGCAAAGGAGACATGGTAGTTTTTCCTTCTTTTGTTTGGCACCGAGTTAAACCTGTTAAATCAGGACAACGTTATAGTTTAGTTAATTGGCATTTAGGATGGCCCTTTAAATGAAAAAGAAAAAGAAAAAAATATTAGATGAAATGTGTAAAGCTTCCGATGGAAGACCTCAACCCGAACCTCTTTATACAGAACATTATTTTTCTTCTCCTATTTATTGGACCGATAAACCGGAATGGGTGAAAGGTTTCAACACAGCTTCGGATGCTTATATTAAACAAGCTCGTTTAAATAATTTAGATGAAATTAAAAAAAGAAATAAAAAATTTGGCAATAAGGGAGAACACCCATGGGTACATCATTCAACAACCTTAATAGGAGACCCTAAGTTTAAAATAATACAAGATTATATTGGGTCGACAGCATGGAATCTTTTAGATGGTCAAGGGTTTGATTTGACTAATTATTCTATATTCGTTACCGAATTATGGGTTCAAGAGTTTTCTAAAAATGGAGGAGGTCATCATACTTTGCACACCCATTGGAATGGGCATATCTCCGGATTCTTTTTTCTTAAAGCCAGTGAAAAAACATCTCTACCTGTCTTCGAAGATCCTCGAAATGGTCGTATGATGAATTTACTTCCTCAAAAAGATCCATCTAAAATAACTCAGGCTTCTCACCAAGTTAACTATCAAGTTAAACCAGGACGTTTAATTTTTTTTAATTCTTTTATGCCACACATGTATTCCGTTGATAGTGGGTATGAACCTTTCCGTTTTATCCATTTTAATATACAAGCTATACCTAATAGTGTATTAGGTATTCCATATAAACCTGCGTGGGGGCAGAGACAAAAAAATGAAAACAAAAAGTAAGATAGTGCATTTACCAAACACAACACAGAATGCTTATATAAAAACAGTTTTAGGACAACACCCTAAAAAGCTTCCCAATGATTTTGTGGAAGTTTTAATTCAAGAAAAGAAAAAGGAGTTAATGAATGCCAAAAAGACCAAAGTTTAAAGACAATGCCCCTTATAAAATTATTAAAGGAGCTATTAATAAAGAGCTAGCCTCTTTCATTTATCGTTATTTTCAAAATAAAAGAAATGTAACACGGTTCTTTTTTGATACACGATGGATATCTCCCTACGCAGAAGAATGGGGAGTGTGGACTGATGAACAAATCCCTAACACTTATTCTCACTATGCAGATTTGGTAATGGAAACTCTTCTTGAAGGATTAAAAGAGAAAGTTGAAAAAGAAACAGGATTAAAACTTAATGAAACTTATTCTTATGCACGAATTTATAAGAAAGGAGATATTTTAAAACGTCATAAAGATCGTTATTCTTGTGAGGTTTCTACGACCCTGCATTTAGGTGGCGATAGCAAGTGGCCTCTCTATGTGGACCCTACCGGTAAGACCGGACAGGCTGGAGTTCCGGTGGAAATGGAACCTGGAGACATGGTTATTTATCAAGGTTGTGAATTGGAACATTGGAGAGAAGCTTACACAGGGGAAAATTATTGTCAGGTATTTCTTCATTATAATAATATAAAAAATAAAGAAGCTAAAGCTAACAAATATGATTCCCGTCCTTTGCTAGGATTACCAGCCTGGTTTAAGAATTTCCAGTTGCCTTCTAAGAAGAAATAAGGTATATTTAAGACTGGCGTGGGGGGTTCTTTCCACCACAAAGGTCTTCTGCGCCTACTTACAATCATATTGATATTCACATCATTCTAGTATAATTATAATCAAAGAGATTTTTATGCTACAAAAGATAGGCTTTTTACCTGGTTTCAATAAACAAGTTACACCCACAACTGCTGAAGGACAGTGGATTGCAGGGGATAATGTACGTTTTAGATATTCCACCCCTGAAAAAATTGGTGGATGGGCTCAATTAGGGGACGATTATTTAACCGGACCTGTTAGAGCGTTGCACCATTTTGTTGACAATACCGGAATTAAATACGCGGCCCTTGGAACAAATAGAATTCTTTATGTCTATTCTGGTGGTGTGTTTTACGATATTCATCCTTTAGTTAATCCCTCAGGTACTGCTATTACCAATGCCTTTAGTACTACTAATGGAGATGCAACAGTGACTCTTACTTTTAGTGGAGCTCATGGTTTTGTAGTGGGAGATATTATTTTATTTGGGGGCACCAGTACCTTTACTGCTATAACAGATTCTAATTTTGGAGCTTCAGATTTTTGTGATAAAAGATTTATGGTAACTACCGTTCCTACTACGACTACTCTCACGATTGAAATGCCAAGTAATGAAACAGGATCAGGAGCAAGTACTTCTGGTGGCATTACTTATTATAGATATTATCATGTAGGACCTGCTCAACAATTAGGAGGGTATGGTTTTGGAATTGGTCAATATGGAGGAACTGTATCTGGGGAACTTACAACAACTTTAGATGGAGCTTTAGGAGATAATGTATATGGGACTGGAGGATCAGGAACTTCAATTACCCTAGCAGATGCTACAGGATTCCCATCTTCAGGAACATCTTATATTCAAGTAGGGACCGAAGAAATTTCATATACTGGAGTTTCAGGAAATGATTTAACTGGTATTACCAGAGCCGTTAGAAACACCACTCGGGCAGCTCACTCAGATGGAGCAACCGTAACCAACACGACTGATTATGTAGGTTGGGGTTCAGCAGCTTCTGGAGACTTTGTAATTTCACCAGGCTTATGGAGCCTAGATAACTATGGAACTAAATTAATTGCTTTAATTGTAAACGGAAGCTGCTTCGAATGGGATTCCGCAACTTCAAATGCTACAGCTGTTCGAGCAACAGCTATTAGTGGAGCACCGACTGCTTCAAGAGATGTACTAGTTTCCACACCCGATCGTCACTTAGTGTTCTTCGGAACTGAAACTACTATTGGAGATACAACAACTCAAGATAACATGTTTATTCGATTCTCTTCTCAAGAGGATATTAATACTTACACACCAACCGCAACGAATACCGCAGGTACACAAAGACTTGCCGATGGTTCTAAAATCATTGGAGCTTTAAGAGGTCGTGATGCCCTTTACATTTGGACCGATACTTCTTTATTCACTATGCGTTTTGTAGGTGCACCTTTTACATTTGCTTTTGACCAAGTAGGTACCAACTGCGGATTAATAGGAATGAATGCTTCCGTAGAAGTAGATGGTGCTGCATATTGGATGTCTGAGAATGGTTTCTTTAGATATTCTGGTAAATTAGAATCAATGGATTGTTTAGTCGAGGACTATGTTTATGATGATATTAATACAACTTCTAATCAATTAGTTTATTGTGGATTAAATAATTTGTTTGGAGAGATCATATGGTTTTATTGTACAGAAGGATCGGATGTAGTTAATCGAATGGTTTGTTATAACTATATTGATTCATCATCCCAACGAGGAATTTGGACGACAGGTTCTTTAAATAGAACAACGTGGGCAGACTCAGCTGTCTTTGGTAAGCCTCATGCTACTCATTATAATATTGATGGCACTCAAGCCTCAACTGAAAGCACTTTTGTGGGTGGTAATACAGAAGGGATTTCAACTTACTATGAACACGAAACTGGTAATAATCAAGTTAAAGGTGGAGCAGTTACTGCTATTACTTCTAATATAGAATCTGGAGATTTTGATATTACTCAAGATCAAAAACAAGGGGTAACGTTTAGAGGAGATGGTGAATACTTCATGTCAATCAGAAGATTTATCCCTGACTTCTTGACGCAGACCGGAACAACCCGTATAACATTATACTTAAGAGACTATCCGAATCAAAGTCAGGTTAGTTCAACTCTTGGTCCTTTTGATATTACATCTAGTACCACGAAACAGGATACAAGGGCTCGTGCAAGATCAGTGGCTTTGAAAGTTGAAAATACGGCTGTTAATCAAGATTGGAAACTAGGAACTTTTAGGTTAGATGTTCAAGCTGGAGGAAGAAGGTAATGCCTTTTAAATCAGAAAAACAAAGACGATACTTATGGGCCAACGAGCCAGAGATTGCTCGTGACTGGACTGATACTTATGGTAGTGGAATCCATAAAGCTTTAGGTGGAAGGATTGGTTTTGCGCAAGGATCCCATCCCCGTAAACTTAAACAAAGATTTATAGAAGTAATTCAATTAATGCAAGAAGCATCGGGTCAAGAGTTAGCTGCTTTAGCTCAAGAAGCTCGAGTACTTAAAGACCAGATCAGAGAGTTAGAGAGGGCTGAACCTTCCGTAGGCCAAGGAATTAGAGCCATAAGTAAAGGGTTAAGAATGGATGCACCGGAACTTTTAGCATCAAAAATTCAGGAAGAAGTTAGTCCAGGTTCGGGTTATAAAACTTATGCTCCTGGGTATGGAAGAGAAAAAGTTTTCCCAGGGTTACAAGATGAAACTATAACTATAGATAAACTCGTAGGAATTAATCCAAACAGAGAAATGATAGCGGCGAGCATGCGTATTTCTCCTGAAAATATAGAGAAGTGGAAAGAAAGACTTCAAGGAAATATTTATAGAGGAGACCCTAGAGGTTGGGAAAAAGGTGGAAGAATAGGATTTTATAAAGGATCAGATAGACATGCAGGAACTGGAAGTTCTCAATCTCAAGCTCCAGAAGGTGGAGCGCATCGTGGCCCATCTCCTGACAGAGACGGACCCGCACATTTATCTCATAATGCCCCTCAAGCTCCTTATCAAGATAGAATACAAAACATAGCAGCTCAAAATAAAAGAACAACGGATTTAAGAAATAGGGCTGGCGGTGAAGGCTTTCATCAATTTT